ACTGATGATCATAAGCCTTTAAAGTGATTCTCATTACTTGACTTGCCATAAAAAAAGTCGCCTCCTTTTCGCACTTTTAAACCAAGTACGACAAGCGGTGACTGTACACGTTTCCGTGTGTGTCCTCAAAGGACTCCACACTGATTCTGCTGATTATCCTGCAGTTTCTTTAATTGGTACAGTGACTTGTCGCCAGTTTCCTAACTTGACATTCGCTCCACGGAAAACCTGCCTCACTTTGTGGGCAGCAACCTCTCGCTTCAACGCTATCATGCCACAGCCTTGTTATATTAGCACACTTTTTTTATAAATGCAAGTACTTTTTTTATTTTTTAATCCTGCGTATGGATTGGTATAAGTCCTGTTTTGAAATCCCGGGAACAGGGACCGGTTCAATTTTGCGCAAAAGAAAAGACCTCTGCCTAATCAGAAGTCTTTCCTGGTTCTGTTATGTTAATCATTCCGTGCAGTACGGCTCCACGGGTTCTGTTGTGTAAGCATCAATATCCGTATCCTCATCCGCTGACATCAGCTGTCCGCTGGCATTGGTAACAAACTTAACCCCGTCACTGTTCTTTACCTTTGCATTCTTCATGACCTTGCCGGAAGAATTGACCACATAATTCTTATTATCCACCTCATAGCACACATACTTCTGTCCATCCGTGGCTTTCTGAAGCTTCCCTTTATAATATAGGTAGTTATCCTTTACACCATTGTAGCCGCGGCCATTGTCTGAGAAATAGAAATCAGACTTGTTGCCGTCGTCCTCCGTCACCTTCATCTTCCCCTTCTGCACGCAGCTCTTCTCCTTGTCCCCAAAGTAGAAGGAGGTCCAGTTGTCATCGCCCGAGCCAAGGTATACTTTCTTCAGGCCATAAACAGGATTGCCAAGGTGGTTGAACAGGTAGGATTTGCCGTTCAGCTTCACGATATCATTGGTGGTCAGGCGCTCGGAATCAGCTGCCCTGGGCTTTCCACTGTTGGTAAAATAAAACCACTCCACATCGCCTTCATACCCTTCCAGGTCCTCCGGCGGTTCAATGGAGTACCAGCCAATCCTGGCCTTCCCATCGGCCCCGAAATACATGTAGTCCTCAATGGTGTCATCTGAAGACGTGGAGCGCACCTTCTTCCAGCCGGTCTGCATGGCGCCCACCTCATCAAAGCAGTAATACGTACCGTCTATCTTACGGGCCGTGTAGTCGCCGTCCGAACTGTCAGGCACGAACTTCTTGCCGCTGGAGGAAAAGTAGAACCAGTACTTGCCGTCATCATCCGTCACGCTGTCAATTCCCGGGGTCACCTTGTTGCGGTCATCATCGTCCTCATCCGGCGGCTCCAGCTTCTGCCATCCCGTCCTCATGACGCCGTCCGTTCCCGTATAATACATATCATCCAGTATCCAGCCCAGCTCCATGCGGCCGTCCCCTGAAAAATGGTACCACTTGTTATCAATCTTCTTCCACGCATCGGTCATCATCTTGCCGCTGCTGCCAAAATAATACCACTCATATTCACCCTCATCGTTGGTAAGCTTTAACCACTTATCAGTCAGGATGATGCCGTTGCTGTCCACGTAATAATCGGAATCCACCCAGGCATTGGTCGCCATGACACCTTCCCCGTTAACGTAACGCCACTGGTTGTCCGCGCCTTTTTTCCATGTATTATATACCTGGTTTCCATTGGAATCATAATATACCCAGCTGCTTCCTGATTGAGCCCAACCTTCTGCTGCCAGGGCTGAAATTGTGGCCGTACCAAAAGACAGCACCGCTGCCAGCACCCACACTGCCACTGTTTGTTTTCTCATATGCTCAGCTCCTCTTCCCATCCGTTCCAGGGCGTGCGGATGGCGGGAATGAATTCCCAAACGCATCCCGGGGCAAACGTCAATCCTTAACACGCTCCAGCCCATGCCGGCACCTTATCAGATACTCCGGCAATCCTAAAGTATATTGTATCAAGGCTACCCCAATTATTCAACCTTATTTATCTTTCAATTTATTTACGATAGGCTTTAATTTTTCTTTTCACAGCAAATGCCTGCAAATAGATTCCGTCCGCGCTTGACGCGGCCGCATCATTTAGACTATACTCTGTAATATGTCATTCTATTTGATTTTAATAAGGAAATGAGGTTATGAATACTATGTGGCTTGCCGATGATTGGAAGGATTATGAAGTAATAGACTGCTCACAGGGCGAAAAACTGGAACGATGGGGCAGATATCTGCTGGTCCGGCCGGACCCTCAGGTTATCTGGGATACCCCTAAGGGCCATAAAGGCTGGAAACACATGAACGGCCATTACCACCGCAGCAGCAAAGGCGGGGGCGAGTGGGAATTTTTTGATTTGCCGGAACAGTGGTCCATTGGTTACAAAGGGCTTACATTCAACCTGAAGCCCTTCAGCTTTAAGCACACAGGGCTGTTCCCGGAGCAGGCCGCTAACTGGGACTGGTTTAGCGGACGGATAAGGAAGGCCGGAAGGCCGGTTAAGGTCCTCAACCTCTTTGCCTACACCGGCGGCGCCACCCTGGCGGCTGCCAAGGCCGGGGCCAGTGTCACCCACGTGGACGCCTCCAAGGGCATGGTCGGCTGGGCCAAGGAAAACTCGGCATCTTCCGGCCTGTCCGACGCGCCCATCCGCTGGATTGTGGATGACTGCGTAAAATTCGTGGAGCGGGAGATCAGAAGAGGCAACCGCTATGATGCAATCATAATGGACCCGCCGTCCTACGGACGGGGGCCCAAAGGTGAAATCTGGAAGATAGAGGATGCCATCCATCCGCTGGTCAAGCTTTGCGTCCAGCTGCTCTCAGACAATCCCCTGTTCTTTTTAATCAATTCCTATACCACAGGCCTTGCGCCTGCAGTGCTGAGTTACATGCTGGGCGTGGAGGTGATTCCCCGCTTTGGCGGCACGGTCAATGCCCAGGAAGTAGGGCTTCCGGTGACGGAAACCGGGCTGGTGCTGCCCTGCGGGGCATCGGGGCGGTGGGAGGCGTAGGATTCCTCCGCCCCCGCGTACCGGCTGCCCTTTTTCAGTCTTCCACCAGCCGCGCCACGTCCAGCTTGCCCCATCCCTGCTGGTTATGGGGCAGTCCTAAGTCCACGGCCCTCTCCCGGATGCGCAGTTTCACATCCTTATTGCTCATGTCAGGATTTTTTTCCAGCAAAAGGGCAATTGCCCCGGATACCAGGGGCGTGGACATACTGGTCCCTGATTTTGAGAAATACCGCCCCGGTTCATTGCAGCAGCTGACTATGCCAGAACCAGGGGCAACAATATCGGGCTTGCATACACATGCCAGGGTTGGCCCCCTGCCTGAGTAATCCACCATCCTGCTGCCCATCACATCCACTTCCTTATGGTCGTCTGAGCATCCCACGGTAATGACCTTCCTGCTGATACCCGGAGTGGTAATGGTCATACGGCCCGGACCATGGTTACCGGCTGCCACAACAACAACCAGACCATCATCCCAGGCCGCATTGACTCCCCGCACCAATATGGAGTTCTCCGTCATATCCCGTCTGGAAAGGGACCCCACGGAAATGTTCACAATACGGATACCATACTCCTCTTTGTGCTCCCTTATCCATTTTAATCCTGCCAGTACATCGGAGGCATATCCATTTCCCTTGTGATCCAGCACTTTGACCGAAATAATGCTGCAGCCAGGCGCTACGCCCCTGTACTTTCCCTCGGAGGAAACGCCGCTCCCTCCTATAATGGCTGATATATGGGTCCCATGCCCGTTGTCGTCATAGGGCTGGGGCCTATGGTTCACATAATCAGCAAACGCTGTTATTCTATCTTTAAAATCCTCATGGAGATAAACGCCGGTGTCCAGGACAGCAACACCAACCCCTTTCCCCGTGATTCCCATGGAATATACGATGTCACAATTTATGTCTTCCCTTGCCTGATTCACATCACGATATTCTCCTTTTTTTATTAGGATATTCTCCGGAAATGGATTCGGTTCCATTGTGTCCGGGTATAGCCTGGGAAAATACCGTTAACCCATCCAAAGGATGCCTGATCAGAAGGACGCCTCCACAACCTCCTGCCGCTCCACATCTATGACCCCATACGTATTAATCCTGAGTTTTGGTATGACCGGCAGGCTGACAAAGGCCAATGTCATGAATGCGTCGATATCTGCGCCGATTCCCAGCTCCAGTGTTTTCTGCTTCAGATTCTCCAGCTGTTCCTCCACTTCATGGACCGATGCCCTGGTCATGATTCCTCCAATGGGCAGGGCCAGTTCCCCTGCCACCCGTCCGTCCACGGCAACGGCAAGGCCGCCTTTATTCCGTATGACCGTGTTGGCTGCCAGTACCATATCATTATCATTGGTCCCTATGACAATCAGATTGTGGGAATCATGGGCCACGCTGGTGGCTACCGCGCCGTTCTTAAGACCGTATCCGCCAATAAAACCGATTCCTTTGTGTCCGGTATGCAGATGGCGCTCAAATACAGCTGCCTTTACTATATCAGCCTTCAGGCTGACTCCCGGCGCCATGCCCTCTGTATGTCCCTGCCATGGAACAATCCTTTCTTCGGTAAGGAGCTCATGGGGCTTGAACTGAATCACCCTCTGCATGTTTCCCCTTTTTTCATATGCAATGTCACTGAGCGTCACCTCATCCATATGGAAGGAATCAAATACAGCAGGATAGGCCTGCTCCAGTTCCCGGCTCCGGTCCGGCTTTTCATGCAGGCACCTTCCGTTTTCCGCTGCCAGCGCACCGCCCTTATACACTCCGGTCACGCGAAAATCAACCAGGTCTTCCAGCACTGCCAGGTCTGCACGCATTCCCGGCATGACAGCGCCCCTGTCCTTCAGCCCAAAATACCGTGCTGCATTATAGGATCCCATCTTTATGGCCTTTATGGGATCCGCGCCAAGGGAAACCGCCTTTCGGATAATATAATCAATATGTCCCATGGAAATCAGGTCGCCTGGATGCTTATCATCGGTTACCAGCATGCAGCGCTCATAATAGGGCGCCTCAAAAAGAGGCATCAGGGCCTCTAGGTTCCTGGCCGCGGTTCCTTCCCTTATCATGATCCACTGGCCGCGGCCCAGCTTTTCAAGGGCTTCGCTGATATCAGAACATTCATGGTCAGACAGGACGCCTGCGCAGACATACGCATTCAGCCCCTTTCCCCCCAGGAAGGGGGCATGGCCGTCTATTACCTTATCCCGGTGCGCAGCCTCCCCTATCTTATCCAGAAGGTCCTCCATTCCCCCAACCACACCTACGGAGTCCATGACCTCAGCCAGCCCCAGTATGCGCGGATTGTCATAATATGGTTTTATATCAGCCGCCCCCAGGACTGCCCCCGACTCATCCAGCCCCGTGGACGGCACACAGGAAGGCATCATGATGAATACATCCAGATCCAGTCCGGCTGTTGCCTCCAGCATATAGTCAATGCCCTGGCAGCCCGACACATTGCCAATCTCATGGGGATCGGCAATGACTGCTGTGGTGCCATGGGGCAGGACAGCCTTTTCAAACTCCGGCGGGGATACCATGGAACTTTCCAGGTGGATATGTCCGTCAATGAATCCCGGGCATATATACCGGCCTGTCATGTCCACATTTTCTTCCCCATCATATTCCCCGATTCCTGCTATGTATCCGTCCTCAATGGCTATATCGGCCACCTCTGTCTTCTCAGTAAAAACATTCACGATTGTCCCATGTTTCAGGACCAGGGATGCCTTCTTCCTGCCGGAAGATACATCCATCATCTTTTTTAAATTTCCAAAACGCTGCACAGAAATACCTCCTTTTTTGTTTTTATCCCCCAATTGATTTTATATCATAATACTATAATATAGCAGAAAGTACAATATTCTGAAATCATAAATTTTTCAAACAAATTATCTGTCCCCATCTTCTGTTAAGATAATACTGTGTGTCTGCATATTTTTTACATTTGTGGGAATATCCTCTTGAAATTCCGTTTTATCGTGCTATAATATTCTCATGGACGGAAGTATAGCTCAGCTGGGATGAGCGTTCGCCTCACACGCGAAAGGTCATGGGTTCGAGCCCCATTACTTCCACTACGTCAAAACCCACGTATTTACGAAAAACAACGTAAAATCGTGGGTTTTTGATTATCAAAAATGGCAGATATATGCCGTATTTGGCATATATTTACCCTATATGTATCACACGGTATCACACGAAGTATCACACGAAATTGGCGGGGCCGGTCGCATCCGGTACCCGCCGATTTCCCTCCACTTAACTCCTCGTCTTTTTCCGACACAATATATCGTTTTTTGTCGCCCCTCTCCCTTGATACTCCCCCTCCTAATCGTGTAACGTTAGCTTGATAACAAAATTTAGGAGGATGTTAGTATGAAGTACGAAAGAGAAACCTGCAACCTATTGCGAAGACTGGGTGTCAACAATTCCTACAAGGGTTTTAGGTATACTGCCTACGGGGTAGGCCGTGTCTTGTGTAACCCGGAATTACTCACCTACATATCAAAGGGGCTGTATGTAGACATTGCCTGTAGGTTCCATACAACCATTGGTTGTGTAGAAAGGGATATCCGGACCGTAGTGAAAACCATATGGGAACATGGGGACAAAAGACTGTTAATAGAAATTTTTGGTTTTGAACTAAAAGAGAAACCGCGTAACAGCGCTTTCATTGATGCTGTAGCACATTACGTGGCAGAACATTACTGATACCAGGGCGCTATAACAGCGCCCTTTTTGCCACTCCAGACTCGCCTCATTCCTCCTGAATCCGTTTCCAAACCTTCTCAAACTCATCCGGTGCCGGCTGCGACACAGAGTCATCCGGGATATGTTCTGCAGCCCACTCATATTCATTTAGCAGTTCTTCATCTGTAAATTCTTCCAACTGTCTCCTTATCATAATTCGTAAAATCCCCCTCTCACAAATTATTGCA